TTGCTGGTGTCAGTACAAATGCTTCTAGTGGGTGTATGATTATACCTAAAGGCCCTACAGAGTTTCGTGGTGGTAGAGGAAGAGGAGTAGTAGGAGGTGGAAGAGATGCCAGTAATCCTCATGTTGACCGGTCTACCCTGATCCATAAAACCGTCTAGGGTAAAATTGTTGTTACCAAATGTGGGTGAATTGCTCATTGTACTTGCTTCTCCTTGTTTTCATAGTACTCAGTTAATTCTTTAAAAAGATCTGGATACTGATGCTTCAGTGTATCCATTGCTTCATCAGGCAAACTATCGTTTACTCTGTAAAGTTCGCGCATGCTTGTAGCTGTATCAATCATTGTCTTACAGCCGTTCACGTAGTCTCGCCATTGCTTGTGTATATCAACTACGTTTTGTTGCTGTACTGGTTGCTCTTGTTCTCGTTGCGTTATTACCTGGTCATTGTGCTGCGCTACATCTATCTCAAAGCTTGATGCGTAGCTGCCACCATGTAAGCCTAATGAACTAAGAGCCCTACCGATTGCACTTGTTTCTCCGTTCTCTATTGCCGAGGTGCGATTAACATTTGATGATCCTCTAATTTCTTCAGCTATCCCTGAGCCAATGATGGCGCCGGTCTTATCTATTACCTTTGCTTGGACAACTACACGCTGCCCATCATCAACAACAATACTTGTATCGATACCTAAGTCAGTACCAAATGCTTTACGAAAAGCTTCTACACGAACAAATACTTCAGTATATTTTTTACCGCCACGTTGCGTAACGCCGTGCGATCTGTTGAGGTTATTAACCTCAGACATTGCATTAATTAGTTCTTTCATTTCTTACTCCCAAATAGTTGTTTAGCTTTTATCAATATATCTGGGTTGAGATCTCGCCATACAAAACTCTCGGCAAACTGTGGGTCTGTTAACGATAACAATTCTGGCAAATCATCTGCAACCTGCATTAGTTTTTCTCTACGTTTACAGGCTTGCACAATGTTATCTAAAGCAAACTGAAGCTCATCAATCGTAGGCTCCAGTATTACATAGCCAAGTCGATTTGCATACACAATTTTAGGAACAATCTTTGACAAGTGCCAGTAGCCGGCAAGCTGCATCAAATGCGGTGCTTTTATTTTCTTTGGCAAAGAGTTTGCTCTAGGACTATCTGTATCAGCAGCCTGATCCCATTGTGTCTTAAGTTCTACACGGCCTTCACCATAGTCTGGCTTACCGAAGTAAGGTAACTGACAGTGCGGTATGTGACCAAATAGATCTATCTCACCTATTATCCTGTTAGCGCCCTGCATGGCCTCTCTCACGCCTTGTGCTGCGTTGTCACACACTAAAGAGAACTCTGACTGCACAAGGTCACCCTTCTTGCTACGCTTACCCTCAGCGTCATAATAGATCCTCTCGCGGTGTGCGATGATAAGATCATCTTTATCAGCATCACGCCAGTGACCACCCTGGAACCCTTGCAGTAAATTTATTGCATCACCCATAGCTTCATTGGGTGAAGCATCATCTACTAGTAACCGGTCAGCATACACTTGTGCAGCGCGTCCTGATACCATGTTTGGATTATCTTTATACTGCGACAATCCCAGGCAGTCTTTGTAATGCCCAGAATCACGCAATATCTTTCTAGCTTCTTGTTCATCACCCTGGATCTTACCAGTAAGTATCTGCCATGCTTTATTGTGTTGCACACGCAGGTAAGCCTTATCAAAAAACGTCCATGCATCTGGCGTTGATGGATTACTGTGATGCTTATAATTGAACCTGTCGGCCCATCCTGTTTTCTTCAATCCCATATCTATACCCTTGACATATTGTGTCACGAACATATGCTAACGATAATTTTTTGCAAGGAGAAATTTTATGAAACTTGAACAATGGCGCAAAGAAAAGGGTTATAGTTACCCTCAGTTGGCGCAGAGATTAGATGCTAAACATGGCACTGTCGTGCGGCGTTGGTGTTTAGATAAAGATCATAAAGACTACAAGATACCATCAACTAAGTATATGTTAATTATACAAGAAACTACGATGGGCGCCGTAACACCTAACGATTTCTATAGGTGATCTATGGGCGGCAAGGCGAGTAGAGATAAGGGTGCAGCGTTTGAGCGCGAGATTGTAAACTGGCATCGAGAAAAAAATGTAGAGGCAGAACGCATACCCTTGTCAGGAAGTGTCAAGGGTTCGTTTGCAGGTGACTTAATTATAGGACCAGAAAAGGCGTTGCTTGCAGAATGTAAGAGAAGGGCTAGGGCGTGGCAAGATTTGTATGATGCCCTGGACCAGGATGGCAGCGATTTGCTGTTTATTAGAAAAGACAGGGAGCGCACGTTAGTTGTGCTACCGTTAGAAACTTATGAAGCATTCTTAGAATGGATAGGCTGGAAGGAGAACTAATATGCCATATACACAAGAAGGTGTTGGATACCAGAAAACAGATACTAGTCGTGCAGCAGCACGTAGTAATTACCCAGGCAAGCTTAGTGCGCGTGACCGTGTGTTGCAGTTGTTACAGAAAATGCAGTTGTCTCTAACGTCACATGAGATTGCTGACGTACTACAAATACCAGAGGTTACAGTGCGTCCAAGGTTGTCAGAATTGCGTAATGAAGACAAGATCGTTGACAGTGGTGAGCGTGGACAAACGCCCTGGGGCAAGAAGTGTATCAAGTGGAGATCCGCATGAGGTACGGTGGTTTAGAAGTAAAAGGAAATGAAGCAAACTTTGTGTTTTACAGTGCTGACGGACAAAGGTTTTTAGAACCTGCAAAGAAGTGTACAGACTGCGATGCAAGCGGTCAGGTAAACGGTGAAGAATCCGTTGTTGATTATGTGAACGGCGGCTCACTTGTTGAGATAGTAGCAACATGCCTGGAGTGTGAAGGTTTAGGTTTTGTTGTTGATGACAGTGATGAGTAAGCATAGCCTAAAGTCAAAGCGTAGGCATCCAGCTGCGCCGCGAGAACGCATAGAAGTCGGGCATATTACTTTTGAGTTGTGCCCGACAAATGCTACGTTTGCATTAATAGCTGGCAACGCAGTGCAGTCAAAAGATAGACGCCCATTGTTCTCTGGCATGATAGAGCCCGAAATGGAAAAAGAACTTCGCAGAGTAGCGTTTAGATTTAAATCAATATTGGAGAAAAAAAATGACTAACCCTTATCAGTTACCTGATGGCAATGTTTTAATAAGCTTTAGTGGTGGCAGAACATCAGGCTACATGCTTCATCAAATATTATCAGTTAATGGAGATTTGCCAGAACGGTGCAAGATAGTATTTGCTAACACTGGGCGAGAAATGCCAGAGACCTTAGACTTCGTGCAAGAATGTAGTGAGCGTTGGAATGTGGTTATTACATGGTTAGAATACAGAAAGCAAATGCCTAAGTTTGTAACTGTAAGCCACAATTCTGCTAGTCGTGATGGTGAGCCGTTTACTGAGTGCGTAGATAGCGTGACAAAGTTTAGGTATCTGCCTAACCAAGCGCAGCGCTTTTGTACGCAGCAGATGAAAGTTTTGACAATTAAACGCTATCTTGTAAGTCAAGGTTGGAAGCGATGGGTCAACACAGTTGGAATACGAGCCGACGAAGCTCATCGAGTTAAACCATCCACCGATAATAGATGGACCAACTGGTTTCCATTAGATAACGCAAACGTATCAGTGCATGATATTAACAACTTTTGGCAACGCCAATCATTTGATTTAAGAGTTCAAAAGGGTCTTGGTAATTGTGATGGTTGCTTTCTTAAATCAGAGGCAACTTTGGCAGCAGTGTGGCGTGAGCATCCAGAGCGTATGCAATGGTGGTCTGACTTGGAAAGTAAAGTCGGTGCTAAGTTTCACAAAGCAAGGAGTTACAAAGAATTAGGTAATTTTGTTTCTAAGCAATCTGATTGGATCTTTGATGACGAGGCTTTTTTATGCCAGGCAGATCACGGAGAATGCACTGGTTAAATAGGGGATTGACAAATGCCACTGAAGAAGTACGCTAACGCGAGCCCACCAGGGCGAGATAATAACTTACAAGTTACTACTACCAGTAACTACAGTAGTTACTGTAAAGAAACTAACAATAACTATTTAACTAACAATAACTACAAGATCTTACAGGAGACACTGAGTCGGATGTCACCGGCTTACAAGATGGGTAAGAAACGTAGGCAAGAAGATCCGTTGTCCTGGCGAATACAGAAAGTCAGTAGCAAGATAAGACCTATGATGTCTGTAGATAAATTTTTAGAAGTTTCTAAAAGTATCGCAGTGGCTAGCCCAATGGAGCAAGTAGAGATTATACATAAGCTAGAGATCTGGCTAGACAAGGTGCATGGTATCAAGTTATAACAAACTAGAAGTATGAGTTTCATCGCTTGTAAACTGCTCGCATACTTCTCCTGATGGGCCTTAGTTCTCAGTCCGTTTGGTTAACTGGCCCTTGCCTAGTTAGGTCACGCACTGTCTTGGCGAGGGCGTTTTTTTAAAGGAAGACACATGGGCAAAAGCAGAACAATTACTACACAAATAATGGAAAAGATTGTTGATCGATTAGCTCAAGGCGAAACACTTGTAGATATTACAAGCGATAACAACATGCCTACATACAGAGCAGTAACAAGAGCAGTCGCTGGAGATGATGACATGTTTGAGTTGTACAGGCGTGGACGCATACTACAGGCAGAGTTCTACAGCGATAGAATAAACAAACTAGCAATGGAGCCCTTACCAGAAGATGGTGATGTCAGGCATCTCAATGCAGAGGTCAATAGACGTAGACTAGAGATAGATACGCTGAAGTGGACTACAGCCAGGAACCAGCCGTTCGGTATACGTGACAAGAAAGAAGACCAACCACAAGCGCAGCAGTTTACTATCAGCTGGCAGGGTGGAGATGTGGCAGTCAACGCGCTGGAAGAGGATGAACAAGACGTTGTGGTCAAGCACTAGGTATGGTGAGATGTGTGTGTAAGAGACATCCTGAGCGTCCGATCTACGCGCGTGAAATTCATACATTCATATATTTGAATATGTACAGGCAAACAGGTAGATCTTGGAGGTGGCAACCACTACATCTTGTGGTTTGCAAATACTGCATAGCTCCTACAAATGCTAAGTCGTTGTAATGATTAAACAATATTGCATAGTTAACATAATGTTTATTATGCGAATTAGGATTTGCTATGCATTTTGTGCATACCACCCCCCCACCCCCCGACATTTTTGCCGCCGTTTCTATACACGT